AATCTACAGAAATACTATCAAATTATGCCCAATCAACAACAGTACTAAACCTCGATACTTATTCTTTATCAGATAATGCTGATGGAAGATTTTATGGATACGTATTTGAAGGTATGCGTATAGTTGGTAAAGTTAGTGGAGCTCAATGTGATGTTACTGCCCAAGATCTTATCACAGATAATGTTGGAGATTTAATAGGATGTTTTTATGTTAGAAATCCATTTACAACATTAACACCATCAACACTATTTAATGTTAGTGACAAAACATTTAGATTGCAAACAGATAATGCTTCCACATCATCTTCTACAATATCACTAAGAAATTATTTTTGCGAAAGTTCATTATATCTAAGTGATAATCCAAAATCTTCAAATATATCTTTACTTAGAAGACCTGTTTCTACGAGAACAGCACTAGAAACAGGTAAGAGTTATCTTTCACAATCATTTAAAGTTGATAATAAAGGTGGATTTTTAACATCTGTGGATTTATTCTTTGCAAATAAAGATGATACTGAGAAAGTATCTGTAGAAATTAGAGAAGTTGATCTTGGTGGTAGACCCACTGCTAAAATACTACAAGACTTTTCAGTAGGTTATGTTTTACCAGAAAACATAACCACATCCATTGATGGTAGTATTGCAACTAATGTTAAATTTAAATCTCCCGTTTATTTGGAACCAAATAAACAATATGCATTAATATTATTTTCATCATCATCTTCTTTATATTCTGTTTGGACTGCTATATCTAATGAATCTACAGTTTCCACACAAACTTTTCCAAATTCGCAAAAAATAATTTACTCCAATCAATTTATAGGTGGAAATTTATATAAACCACAAAACGGTTCTATTGCAACTGCATCTCTCTTACAGGATTTAAAATTTAAATTGTATAAAGCGCAATTTGTAAAATCTGGAACAGCATTTTTCGCAAATCCAATATTATCTAATAATAATTCTAATGAAGAATATGATGCAAATATTGAAAATTTGGTCTCAAATCCTATAACATCATTCCCCAAAAAACAAATAATTGGAATTACAACATCATATTTAGATCCAGAATTCTATCATTATGGTAGAAAAATTATATTTGGAACTGGTGATGGAACTGCTAATGGACTACCATATGGATTCATAGAACAAAGTGGTGGAAAAATATCAGGCATAACAACGAATAATGTTGGTTTGGGATATTCTAATGGCCTTTATACTGATGCTGAATTATATACTATTAATGGATTCGGACCAGAAGTTAATAATGTTGTTGCAGATTTGACATTCAGCAACAATCAATTAAGTTCTGTTACTATTACTGATGGTGGAAGTGGTTATTCAGTTGGTGATTTACTTGGTATAAAAACGGAAACAAATCCAATAGGAAATGGAGCAATTGTTGGTGTTTCTTCAATAAATGGGGTAGATACATTATTGATCTCCAACATCAAGATGAATACTACTATTCAACAAGGTAATGCTTTGAATGTTCTAGATGAAAATAGTGCTTTTGTTTCATTAGCAAATACTAATATATCAAAAACACCTAGAGATTTGAGTGACTTATATACTGGCAATACATTTAAAGTTGATAACTATAGTCATGGTATGCATTCATCAAACAATTATGTAAAAATAAGTGGTGTTTTCCCTGATACGGTTCCTTCACAATTAATTGCTAATATTACTGCAGATTCAACTGTAGTATCAATTGCAGACACTTCACAATTTTTGGTGTATGATAATATTCCTGTTGCTGGAGTAAACACTGGTTATATGTTAATTAATAATGAAATTATATCGTATAACCAAGTTAATTCTGGATCTTTAGAAATTACCGAAAGGGGTATTCACGGATCTACAATTAGAAACCATAATATCAATGATATGGTATATAATTATGAAGGTGGTGGAGTTGGATTAACCAGAATTAATACCATACATCAAAAATCATCTTCACAGTATTTAAAATCTTTAGAAACTACTGACAGTTTCTTTATAGAATATCCACGTACAGATAGACCAATATCCAATTTTATTGAAGAAAAAAGTTTTGGTGGTTTAAATTGCAAATCTACACAAAATTATCAGTATAATTCAATTATTCCAAGTTTTAATTTCTTAACTCCACCTAAAACTTCAATCAATAGTTCTATCCAAACTATTACAGGAACTAGTTCCAATGGATCTGAAACTTCATTCACAAATAAAAGTTTAGAATCAATATCACTTAATACAAAAAATGATTTCGATTCAACTAGATTAGTTGCATCTAGATTAAATGAATTGGAATATTTACAGCAAATGCCGAGGTATAAATCATTAATTGTCTCATTATCAATGGTAAGTAGAAATGGTAATGTTTCTCCAGTTATTGATTTAGCAAATGGTGCATCATTAACACTAATCCGAAATAGATTAAATACACCAATTTCGGATTATGCTTCTGATAGTAGATCAAATGCATTATCAAATGACCCTCATGCATCGATTTATATTTCCAAACAAATAAATCTAACAAAACCAGCATCATCACTAAAAGTTTTAACAAATTGTTATAATTCACCAAACAGTGATTTTAGAATTTTGTTTAAATTAGTTAGACCAGATTCTAATGGTGTTGAACAATCTTACGAATTGTTCCCTGGTTATAATAACTTAAGAGATGTAAATGGAGATGGTATAGGTGATGTTGTTATAGATACATTATTAAATGACGGTTCTTCAGATGGATTTGTGGGTTCATCTGACGAAGGTAAATATTCAGAATACGAATTTACTGCAAACAATTTAGGTGAATTTGTTGGTTTTAGTATAAAAATTGTTATGAGTGGATCAAATGAAGCAACTCCATTAAAATTCAAAAATATTAGAGCAATTGCATTAGTATAATGATACCAATAGAAGGGCATAAAGATTTCTACAGAGATGAAAGTACTGGAGCAATTATTAACAATAACAATTCAGAATATAATTCTTATATAAAATTAAAAAGACAAAAACAAAATGAAAAAACTGAAATTGATTTATTAAAGTCTGAATTAGATGAAATAAAAACATTATTAAAAGAGTTTTTGATTTGAGTAAATCTTTTGAGTATCATAAATTATCTTCAGAAATAGAATCATGCGATTGTATTGATACTTTAAGAAATATTGCAAAATCTTATGCTAAGTTGTATTTAAAGCAACAGGAAGTTTTGTCATCATGGCCTTCGGATCCAATATAAATATTTTTAGGATACTGGTATAAACCTAATCTAATGGCATCAATATACGTAAGTAATTTAGTTATCAATGCTGGAGCAACATTTACTCAAGATTTTTTTCTTGAAGATGCTGCTTCAAATTCAGCATTAGATCTATCAACAGCAACGATAGAATCTCAAATGAGAAAATGGTCTGGTAGTGCAACTTCCACACCTTTTACAACATCTGTTGTTGATGCATCGACTGGTCAATTAAGAATTACTTTATCAGCATCTTCAACATCTTCTTTAAAGTCTGGAAGATATGTTTATGATATTTTATTAACTAATAACAACGAAACAACACGTGTTGTTGAAGGGATGGTTTTAGTTAGAGAAGGTGTTACTAGATAAGGAGAAAACCAATGTCAAAACCTGCGACAAGACAACAATTAATTGACTACTCTTTAAGACAATTAGGCGCTCCTGTATTGGAAATAAATGTAGCTGATGACCAAATTGACGATTTGGTTGATGACGCTATACAATATTTCCAAGAACGTCATTTTGATGGTGTTGAGAGAATGTTCCTAAAATATCAACTTACTCAAGAAGATATAGATAGATCAAACGCAACATCAATCCCACCCGTAGGACCAGGAATTAGTACTACAACAGTAACAGCAACAATTAATGATGAGTCAAAAACTTTCAATTTTTATGAATCTTCAAATTTTCTGCAAGTACCAGATTCAGTAGTTGGTATTGAAAAAATATTTAAATTTAATGCTAGCACAATATCTTCTGGTATGTTTAGTATTAAATATCAATTATTTTTAAATGATATGTACCAGTTTAATTCTATTGATTTGCTTCAATATTCGATGGTAAAATCATATTTGGAAGATATCGATCATTTATTAACCCCAGATAAGCAAATAAGATTTAATAAACGACAAAATAGGTTGTATATGGATTTTGACCTCAAAGCATCTGGTGTGGGAGATTTTTTAGTTATTGACTGTTATAGAATTTTAGATCCTAATACTTTTACTGGAGTGTATAATGATAGTTTCCTGAAAAGATATCTTACAGCAGTAATTAAAAGGCAATGGGGACAAAATTTAATTAAATTTAGAGGTGTAAAACTTCCTGGGGGAATTGAATTAAATGGTAGAGAACTATATGAAGATGCTCAAAGAGAACTTGAAGAAATAAAACAGCGTATGACCACAGATTATGAATTACCACCCCTTGACCTTATCGCATAATGGCATTAAACTCATTTTTTCTTCAGGGGTCACCTGGAGAGCAAAGATTGGTACAAGAAATTGTAAATGAACACCTAAAAATTTATGGTGTTGAAGTTCTTTATATACCAAGAAAATTTGTACGAAAAGATACTATTCTAAATGAGGTTACAACCTCTAGATTTGATGATAATTTTACAATTGAAGCATATGTAAATAATTATGATGGTTATAGTGGATCTGGAGATATTTTAACAAAATTTGGTATGAGTTTACGTGATGAATTAACTCTCACAATTTCCCAAGAAAGATTTCAAGACTTTATTGTTCCATTTTTAGAAGGAATGGATGAAAATGCAATAACAGTTTCTTCAAGACCTAGAGAAGGAGATGTTATATATTTTCCATTGGGTAAAAGATTATTTGAGGTAAAATTTGTTGAGCATGAACAACCATTTTACCAGTTAGGGAAGAATTATGCTTATGAGTTAAAATGTGAACTCTTCGAATTTGAAGATGAGATTGGTGGGTTTTCTGACGTTTCTGCTATTGCAGGAGAAATGGATACTATATTGGAAAATCAAGGATATATTACAACGATGGAATTGTTTGCTTTTGGAGAATCTGCAACTGGTACAGCATCAACAGTCACAAATTATGTAAGAAGAATTATATTGAATGACGATGGAAATGGATACATTGGAATACCAACTGTTTCAATTTCATCCGCCCCAGCTGGTGGAATAAATGCTACCGCTGTGGCAATAACTACTAATATTGGTGATGCATACTCTGTACAAGAAATACTACTAACAAATCCAGGAGTTGGATATACCATAGCACCTTCAGTAACAATTTATCCAACTAATGGTGGTGTTGGTGCTGCAGCAACTTCTGAAATAGTAACTACATCTTATGGAATAGGTCCAATTAGTATTACTTCTCCTGGTGAAGGATATGCTACAGATCCAATCATAACAATTGATAGTCCTGGAGATGGTGTTACTGCTACTGCAATCACTCGAATTGGAACTGGAAATACTGTTACTGAAATATTAATTAGAGATGCTGGTTATGGATATACTGAAGATCCTTCTATAGATATTGCAGATCCACCACTAATAACAGGGATTGGAACATATTCGTTCAACGAAACCATTAGAGGCGAAGCATCTCAAACAACATCAAGGGTCAAAAATTGGGATAAAGATACTAATATTTTAACTGTAGGTGTTATTGATGGAGATTTTATACTTGGTGAAGTTATTGTTGGAACATCATCTAATGCAACCTATGCCCTTAGAAAAGTCTCCTCTTCGGAGTTTATAGATAAATATGAGCAAAATGAAGATCTAGAAACTGAAGCAGATCAAATTCTCGATTTTACAGAAAAAAATCCATTCGGTAATTACTAATGTTAGGAACTTATTACTATCACGAAATTATAAGAAAAAGTATAATCTCGTTCGGTACATTATTCAATTCAATTGAAATAAAACATAAAGACTCTGATGGTGATACTTATAGTGAAATGAAAGTTCCATTATCTTATGGACCATCACAAAAGTTTTTAGCAAGACTGGAGCAACAAGCGGATTTGAATAAACCTGTTCAAATTACTCTACCCAGAATGTCATTTGAAATGAATTCTATTCAATATGATGGTAGTAGAAAAACTAGTTTAGTGCAATCTTTCAAAGCAAATGATGGCAATAATATAAAAAAAGTTTTTATGCCTGTACCCTATAATATTGGATTTGAACTTAATATTTTTTCAAAATTAAATGATGATGCATTACAAATAGTTGAACAAATATTACCAATGTTTCAACCTTCTTTTACAATGACTCTCAATTTACTAGATTCTATAGGTGAAAAAAGAGACATACCAATAGTATTGGGTAATGTTTCATTTCAAGACGATTATGAAGGTGATTTTTCTACAAGAAGATCGTTGATATACACAATGCAGTTTACCGCAAAAACATATCTATTTGGTCCTGTTCCTGAAACTAGTGATGGTCTTATCCGTAAAGTTCAAGTTGATACCCATTCTTCATCCGATCTCTCATCAGCAAAACGTGAGATGAGATATACTGTTACACCAGATCCATTAAATGCTGGTCCAGATGATGATTTTGGATTTGATGGTGGATGGGAATCTTTTGATGATTCTAAAGAATATAGTCCAACACAAAAAGTTGATATTTGAATAATATGAAAGATAATTATGAAAAATTAAATAGTGAACTAAATATTTCACCTGATAATTATGAAAATATTTCAATTGAAAAATCGGAAGTTACTGAAATTGTAAAATCTCATAAAAAAGATTCTAAAAATGATGTGAAAAAAGATTATGAATATACACGTGCTAATTTATATTCATTAATAGAAAAGGGTCAAGAAGCTATTAATGGAATAATGGAAGTTGCTGAAGAAGGATCTAGTCCTAGAGCATATGAAGTTGCAGGTCAATTGATAAAAAGTGTTGCTGATACAACTGATAAGTTAATTGATCTACAAAAGAAATTAAAAGATGTTGAGGAAGATTCTGCAAAAGCACCAAGCAGTATTACTAATAATGCAGTATTTGTTGGTTCTACTACGGAGTTGCAAAAAATGTTAAAGCAAGGATTCCTAAATAATAGTAACAAAGAGTAACAAAGAGTAATAAAGTGGATTTAGCTCAAAGAAGACAACAACTTCGCCAAAAGCAAGTTGAAAAAGTTAAGAAGTTTAGACAATCTAATACGTCTTCTTCTGATGCGATTGAAAAGCAAAAGGACAGGGAGCAAATGAAAAAGGAAATTAAACAAGAATTAAGTCAAGAATCTATTAATATTGAGAACTCTGATGGAGTAACCTTTGCTAGAGTTATGGATATTGTCGGACCTTCTCATATGAAACCTCTTGTTACTAATGGTGTTTGGAAAGGAACTGAGCAAATAAGTGAAAAAATGGAAGAAGATGAAGAAGATAATGATAATGCAACTGATGATCAGCAAAAGAAACAAATAGATTCTAAACAAAAGAAAGCAGATCAAATAAAGAAACAAGTTCTACTTAAAAAATTACAGGCAGTAAGATCTGGTGGAGGAAGTGAAATAATGGCATCATATAATTGGAGAGATGATAAAAATATGAGGATTAATAAATTATTGAATAGTTAATTTATCATGAATAATAATGATGTATATCTTGGTAACCCCAATCTAAAAAAAGCAAATACTGCAATTGAATTCACAGAAGATAATATCATTGAATTCATGAAATGCAAAGAAGATCCAGTATATTTTGCCAAAAATTATATTAAAATTGTTTCCCTGGATCACGGATTAGTTCCATTTAATCTTTACCCATTTCAAGAAAAATTAATTCAAAACTTTCACGATAAAAGATTTAATATATGCAAAATGCCACGCCAGACTGGCAAATCTACAACATGTGTATCATATCTTTTACATTATGCAGTTTTTAATGATAATGTCAATATTGCGATTTTGGCGAACAAAGCGTCCACTGCTAGAGATTTACTTGGCAGATTACAACTTGCATA